ACTACCAAATACAAACTCTTTACCATTACCAAGATAATTCTTAGGTGTCTTGGCTTCACGCTCTTCTTTAGACTGTGATTCAAAAACATAGTGAGTATCACCAAATTGACTCTCACCATCCATATTCTCAGCAACCGTCAAATTAGCATAAGTTCCTTTTTGACCAACATAAAACTTATCTTTATCTAACTTAGTTACGTCTATCTTTAGGCTTATTATTTTACCCATTTTACCACTCCTCTTCTAATTCGTCAAATGAAAATGCTTCTTCGCATTTATCACAGACCATACAGGGTTCTGATACATCATACTCACCGTGAGCAAGGCACTCCCCCTCTTCCAATTTATAATCACACTTAGGACAATTCATTCTTCATCCCTTCCAACTTTGTAATATAAGCATCTGCATCAGCAAATGTTAAGTTCGTAAAATCAACAGGTCGTTTAATATGCCCTGTCAATTCAGTTTCAAGTGTTATAATCCTCTTACCTTGAGCCTTAGAAAGCAATGGCTCTTGCTCGACATCTCTATGCTTTGCATAAGGGTCGTGTTTTATAACAGGCTTTTTAAAGGAGTCTGCTTCTGAGTCCGAATATATACCATATTCGTAGGCATTTATAAGTTTTAGGATACACCTATCAACTCCACGTTTTTCAGCCATAGAACCGTAATATTTTGATTGACAGTTCTCTTTACTTGCCTCACCTATGGATGCAATCTCTTTATCGCCCTTAGCCATAGTAATTAAGAATCTACAAAAATCCCTTTCACTATTTAGGGTTTCCCAATCTTTTAGCAATATCCCCTCCATTGATGCAATTTTCTCACACGCATCGTGAGTTATAATCCACTTACCACTCTGCTTATGCTTCCAAAAGTCATTCTTTGGGTCAAGTTTAAACTTCTCAGCTAAATCCTTAATTTCCATCGTGTACCCTTTCTTCCCTTAGTATGTTTATGTTTGGATATAAATCAGTCATCTTGCACCTCAAAAGTTTAGCCATATCTCTGACCTTGCCTCTATCAGGAGTTCTTCGTGATGAAATCCATTGACTTATCTCGGTATCGTGAACACCTAACTGCTCGGCAATATAAGTATTCTTGTACCCACTCTTTAAAATATACTGTTTAATGTTGTTCAACTTTAACTCCATCTCTATCATATGCCCATATGGTTATAACTGAATCGTCATCAACTATAATCTCATAGGTACATCCTTTACCACAGAATGTTCGTGTCTTTCTAATTTCTAATGTTTCTCTCGCTATTGCTGTTACTTCCATTTTATTCCCTTTCTGATATGTGTTAATTTATAATAGTCCAATTTATAACTGCAAGATATTTCTTAAAATAAGCAAAGAAAAATAAATCCTTTGCTTTATTGTAATATTTGTTTTATATTTCACGCCCTGCACCTTTTTGTGCGAAACCCTTTTAGGGGTGTAGGTTGTTAAAGTGGTTACTAAAAGGGGTGCATCAAAGCCACAAGGTATTCCGAAGTAGATAACGCCTGATGCAAACAGAATCACCTGTTTTCGAATCTGCCGAGCATATATGTGAATTATAATATGCTTATCCATTTCTAAGGCTTGGCTCCGTAGAGCGAGTAGGATAGAGGGTCTAACCTTACTAAACAGTAGGGGTAGGATTCCTCTATCCAATTCAAGACTTCCACCATAGAGCGAATATAAGAGAGTAGGTAATAAAGGAGAATATAAACAACCCTAAATACGTTAATACTCTTATAAGCGTTTTATTAAGATTTAAACTCAAGTAAAGTCTATCAAGCATCACTCCTATCATTATAGATAAACCCATCGTTAAAAATGGATTTAAGACTATAAAAATATTCAGCCATTTTATAGTATCGTATATAATCATCGTATCTCCTTTGCTATTAAATAAACTATTCCCATCATCAGTAGCCACAATCCGAAGAATTTAAACATCTCCCAATACGCTAATATTGATTCCTTAACATTGAAACTCATTTATAATTCCTCCTCATTAGGTAAATTATCATCTTCCCATTCTTCTGTATCGCAATCATAAAATTTATTATCATTGCAATAGTGAGATGGAACAAACTCATTCCCATCATCATCTAAGTATATAGATGTCCATTCGTAATCGCATTTTCTACAATTCATTTTATAATTTCTCCCTTATTGTATTTACATCATCCATTAGGCTTTGAGTAGTGGACATAACCTCATCCAATATCGTAGCCTGTGCTTTTTGTTCTTTTTGTAACTCTCGCAAGAGTTCTTCATTTTGCGTTAGTATACTTAAAATTGCACGTTCCATTATTTACTCCCATCTATAAAGTTATCAAAACCATCTTCATCAAATGGTTCAGTTTCAGATTCTACGATTTTATATCTAATAAGTAAGTCCATAATCATTCCCACATCGTGTAGTGAAAAATGATTCTCCAATGCTTTTTCTACATCCCTCATTATATTACCTCATTTTTCATAGAGTTTATAATAGATTGCATATCTGTTTTTGTAATGAACATAGATGTCATATCACCTGTAAAAATACATTTTTTTTGAATTACATAGCTTCCATTTTCATCTCTTGCTATGCAGATACTATCATTTTTAAATATTATTTTTTCCATTTATAATTCCTCTCTTGTTGCAATAGCCTCAAGTGTTTCTTGTGCTATTTGTTGTGCATCTTCTTCTGTATCACTTGCTATATGCTCAAGAGCATCTTGTAATATAGAATTTAAGTATGCTGTATTTATAAGTGAATCTTCAAGTTCTTTTATTGCTATATCTTTAGCATCAAATCTACTCATTTTATAACCTTTCCTAACTCATTATAAACTTCTTTTAAGTGTTCATCTGTAAGCAAAACAGCTGTATCTTTGCCTCTATCATCAGTAAGGTACAAAATATAATTATTAGTACCTACATCAACCAATTTAGCTTTTCTCATAATAAACCTTTCAATTTATAATACATCCTTTTTATAAAGTACATAATCTTATTCTCATTATCACGTAACAATCCATATTTATCGGTTGCTATGCAAAATTCCATAGTCCTTTTATAAACATCCTGTTTTTTCATTTTATACTTCTCCTTTTTTATTGATTAATAATCCCAAAGTCATAATACATATCATAAAATATAATAGGCAAATTATAATATTAGAGCCATTTATAATAAATGCTATTGTTTGACATAGGAATATAATTCCAAGTATTAACTTCATTTTCCCCCTTTATTATTCATTTATAGGTAAACAATCCTCGCATACCGTGAGATGTACATCATCATCTAATATTACAGTATAATCAACATAACCGATTATAACATTGCAACAATCACAATCACCATAATTATAAACACTCATTTATAACCCTTTCATATTGAATTTATAAAAATTATCTACTAATTTTCCCTTTATAACCTCACTTTTGAGTATGTACTCACATTGATTATAAAAGAAATAATTTTTAGTACCACTTGCATCCACTTTATAATCCATAGGATTAATTTTATCCAACGTGCCAAAAAATTCATCTTCAGTAATTTTCATTTCATTTCCCTTCATTTATTAATTTAAACAACGTGAGTAATTTATAATATGCAAAGATTAATTTGCAAGGATTAATTTATAATAACTAAATATAAATGTAATTTTATAAGGAGAAAATTATAATATCAAATTATAATATCAAATTATAATACCAAATTATAATCCTAAATTATAATATCAAGTTATAATATCAAATTACTATATCAGGTTACTATATCAGGTTACTATATAACCTTAAGTTATTATAAGACGTAAAAAAAGCACCGTTTAAGGTGCTTTAATTACTTACTTGTTATAGATGTTTCATCTGTTCAGTATTACGCCAATAATCAACTTTTAACGGTTGTAATTGAGTTTGATGTTTTGACGTTGAAACGCTGTATTTCTGAGAGTTTCCGTACCACTTCCCACGCTTATAAGCATAAATTGGAAAATGTGCACCATAGGAATAAACAACATATTTTTTACCTTCATTCCGTCCGTATGTGTTCGAACCGTCAAAATTTACTTTATTATTGACTTGCTCACGTGCTGTATTGTTACTTACTCTCATTTTTTACCCTTTCTTTATAAGATTCTATTTGTTGTGTTATAGCGTCAATTTCTCGACGGCTTAAGTTATTATCTTCTAATTTAGTTCTATTCTCATTCATTCTGTTTATAACTTCTAAACAATACATATCATTACCCTTTCTTTATAGTGTTATAGATTCATTTAAATTACAATCCCATATCGCAAGCTGTTTATTACTTACACCTATTTTTACAGCATCTTCTAAATTAGGAATATTTATACTTTTATCAATATAAAGCATATTATTATCAATCCAAAAACCTAAATTTTTATACTTATATCCATTGACTATATAGCCAATAATTTTAGATAGGTTTACAAGTGAAACGCTTGTAATATTAACTTTTAGTATATCTTCAACGCTTACCATATAACCGTTATTATATTCTACTAATTTTCCGTTGGAGTAATTGCCTCCACCGTTTCTTATTATAGCTTGTAATTCATTTACTCTCATTTTTTACCCCTTGTTTTTTTGTTATTGTTACAACGTTATAATATTAAGTATAATACTTTATATAATGCAAGGAATAATTTACATAAACTCAAAATAAATTTTTTGTTGTTGTTTGTTGTTATTGAATATTAATAAAAATAGTAAAATAGGGTTACTCTGTATCTTATAATCACAACAGTATCTTTCAAGGTTCAAATTTACCCTTTAAACGTCGGATTTCTCATTGATTGAATCCAAGTCCCATAAAATTATAATTTGTTGTTTTAGGGGGTGTTAGGGGATGAGTTCCACGAAAAGCTATGGGTTACCATTGCTCGAAAAATGTAAAAACTAACTATGAAAAAATGAAAACAAAATAACTTTGAAGGTATCTATTAAAATTCATAGATTTAGGTATGACTAAGATTATGAAAAGACCTGAAAAAGATTTAGCTGTGGAGTTGTTTGCCACACAGCCTGACTTAACTGTTGCTGAGGTTGCTGCAATGATTGGGACTACGCCTAAAGCTGTTAGGACTTGGCGTGAGAATATTAACTTTATGGAAGCTATATATGATAGGTATATGGTTGAGTTTGGTGGTGAGTTGCCTGCTGTGTTAATGGCTATGGTTAGGGAAGCTAAGAGTGGTAATGTACAAGCAGGAAGGTTAGTGTTAGAGCATAGTGGTAAGTTAGTTAAGAATGTTAATGTAACTATAGATTCGCCTTTTGAAAAATTTATGAAGAAGGTTGAAGTTGCTGATGTTGTTGATGCTGAGATTATTGAAGAAGGTATGGATGTTATCTCTGAAGAGATGGAAGCTATAAGCCTCCCTGAGCGAAAGAAAGAAAGTCCTATTGCGAGAGTGCGTGAAGAAAAAAAGAAGATTCAAATATCTATAAAAGAAGAAGTGAAGCGACAGGACTACAATCGTAAGCAGAAGATATGGTATGAATGGAAGAAACGAGCTAAAGCTGTAGGGGTAGAGCCTTTAAAAGCTAAAAGACCCACAAAAGGACAGCGTAAGGCTTGGGAAGATGAAATTGTAAGGAGAGAGAACGGTGAAGAAAAAAACGTCTAAAAAAGAGCTTGAGGCTAAAATTATAGGGCTTGAGAAGAAAATAGACTCTTATAACGTATTATTTGGTATGTATGTTGGATTTAAAGGCGATGATGTGGAGTTTCAACAACATTTAAAAGATAAATTGGAGAAAAACAATGGTATTGTGCTATAATTGCAGTTCAGATATGATTTGGAGCAATGATTTTGACTTTGATGAGTGTGGATATGAGGGTGAGGGTATAGTTTCTTGCTTTACTTGCCCAAGATGTGATACTTATGCTGAATTTGTAATTCCTGAGAGGAATAGTAAGTACGCTGAACTTAAGTAAGCCCCATTAGTTCTATTTCGTCTTCTTCAAGGTATTCGCACATCTCATTGTAGACTTCCTTAGTAATTCTTACATCGCCTTTGTGTTCATCCTCGAACTCTTCATATTGTGGCTCTGCATTTAACTGTATTGCATCTAATTGTGATTGCATTGAGGTAAGTTGGTGGGTTATCTCTATATTTTGAGTAAAAATTAAGGTAAGTACGTCTTTCATTTCCTTGAACAGCTTAAATATCTTCATACTTCTCCTTTATTTTTTTAGTGCTTTATGTATGCCCTCTATAAGTTCTTCTACCGACTTATTTTTTTCTTTTTCATCAAACTTGATAAATTCTCTCTCAGGTCTTCTGTCCCCATCATTATGCCATTTACCATATCTACGCATATGGAGTCCTTCTGAATCCCCTTTTATACTTTTGTATAATTCTTTCGTCTTGTATAGAGGGACAATGCCAAATCCACCCTTTTTTCTTATCTTTTTAGTGGAATCACGCAATTCTCTAAGCTGACTGCCTTTAATCATCTCTTTCGCAGTCTTCGCTACCTTTTTATGAAGGTCGCTGCTAAACTTTTTTTCCATTTTCTTGTATTTCTTTACAAGGTTAGGGAAACTGAAGTTAGTTTCTATGAATATCTTAGGCATCAGTTTCTTCTGCTGTAGGCTCTTGCTTCATAGCTTGTAAATGCTCATCTTCCATAGCTTCTCTGTTTGACATTATAATAGCTTCGGCTTCAGATTTACTTAAATCTCCGTTATATTTCATAAGTAGCCCAATTTCATCAATCATATGATGATTTAGCATATGCTCATCCATCAAGATTTGGTCTTGGACTGTTTTTGGATACTCAGGCTCTTTAAAGTCAATCTTCAGCTCTTCAGGTAAAGAAATATTGTTGTATGATGCAATCTTTTTCTCAATATCATATAAATCATACTCATACATACGATAAAGGTCTAAATCGTCTTGGTAATCTTCAAAACGCTCTAAATCTTTAATCTTGAGTGCAATTCCTGATGGAGTTTCTCCACCATCTTGAGCAAACTGCACATATAGATGGTTATTCTGAGCAACTAAGTCCAACTGAAATTTAACAGACTCAATTACTGCATTAATATCACCTTCAGGAGCAGCAATACCAAAAGTAGACCCTTCGGGTAAGTCAAGTATTGTATCGCTCCCTGCTCGTTCTAATTTCTTATCCCCATACATCCCTGTAATGAATGGTTGTCCAAACATTTGGAATCTCAAGCCTAATTGAAGCTCTGTCATCGTTATATTTACCTGCTCATTGCAGCTAACGATGTCATTTGCTCCTTCTACGAAGAAAGAATCAATTTGGTCTTCTCTGTGGGTAAATAAAAATGGTATTACGCCATATCCGTGCAGATATTCGTTCATTATTACACCATCTTCATCAAAATGTATATATCTATCTTTATCCCAATAAGCATAATGCAGCTTTTCAGCAGCAGAAATATCACTTACGTTCATCATAATTGGATATGTTATTGCTTCAGGCACAAAGGGGTTCTCGCCAAGATGCACATCAAAGTAATAAACAGGTCTATAATCAAAGCAGGGTTGGGGGAGGTCATCTCGGTAAACAACTTGCGTTGCTACAGACCCTACAAGACGAGTCATTCTTTCAATGTGCTTCATTTTAGTGTCTTTTTTACGAGTCAAAGAGGAGTAAGACTCGCTCACATTGCGAGAAGCCCCTACTGTGTAAATTCTTGACATCTTGTTGATAAACCTGCGTGTAAAATTCGCATTATACAAGGGAATCTCTCTAAAAGCATCAGCAGAAAAGTAATCATCAATATATTTTTCTGTTTCTGTGCCTGTATAGTAATCAAGGAGCTTGCGAATCTCATTTCGCCTTTCTTTTGCCATATTTAACTT